TTAATCTCACACTGAGCAATTATTTCTTTATAAAAGCAATCTACGGTTTTGGCAACCAGCAGCTTTTCATTTGCTTCAATCAGAGTTGCAGCCGAGTATTCTTTTTGGCCAGACTTTATTTCAAGCATTTTCTTTTGAAGTTCCAGCTTCTTATCAAGAATAATCTTTTGAAGATACTCCAAGTTAGGACATTTAGGTTTCGGCTTATTTTTCTGAAAGTCCCAAAACTTGGGATTTACAGATATTCCTAAACTTTGGTATTTCTTCTTTCCGTCTTTACTGATACGAAGCATTAGAGGGTGTTCGCCATTAGATAGGGTCTTGGATTTGTAACAAACCACTGAAATTGTAGCATCCATGTTCATTTTTGGTTTAACTCTCGGTTTAACTCACTCGGTTAAACCAAAGGTAAACCGCCCCATTCGGAGAATAAAAAAGGAGCTACATTTCACTGTAACTCCTTGATTCTTATCAGTCGGGGTAGCGGGAATTTCACTACTGACAATAAGATGCTGACAATCCGTTGCGTATAAAACTGTATAACTGTATATTCTTCTATTATTGTCTATTAGTGTATATCATCATTATTTTCTTTTTCTATTTTTCGCAATTCATGTTCAAGCTCTTCTGGCTGAAGTATTTTCTGGGGATTGCATTCCTTTATCCAACCTTCTATGAACCCTTTATGTGCTCCATGTATAGCTTCAAAAGGAAATCTCATAGTTTTATTAGTATCATATTTAAATAGTACATAACAATTAGAGGTTGGTTCATCCACCTTCTGAATAGATAAAGTTGGGAATGCCTTACGCCATTTCTTTATGAAACTATCAATTTTGTAAACAGAAAATATTTCTATTGTTCTCATTACTTATTTAGTATTTCTAAGTTGTTATCACCAAAAACCAATTTAAGCACTTGGTCTTTCCGATCTTTTTTTAATTTTATCTGAAGAATTGCTTCTACATCTTCGGATGTCTTTCCGTCAGAGGTGTACTTCTGTGGATAAGTGAAAACATCTACTATATCCATATTCAAGGCACTTGCAAATTTTGAAAGTTGCCATAAACTCAACTGCACCTCACCGCTTAATATTTTACTGAATTGAGAAGCAGACGTACCTGCATATTCAGCAGCAGCACCTTGTGTTAAACCTCTATCTGATATGATTTTACGTATCTTATCTATGACTGGGTGTATTGGAAATTCACTTTTCTTTTTCATATCTCAAATATATCTATTGATTATCAATATGTTATAACTTATTTTGAAACAAAATTTCAAAATATTCAATTATAAATTTCATATATTGAAAATTCATTTCTATATTTGCATTATAAATTTCAGAATAAGAATTGTAATATTTAAGATTATGAACGAAAAAACATCAAAAATGGTACCTAAGAACCATTACGACCAAATGGAAAAAGCCACAAGACTGAAGCTCCGTAACGAGTTCCTAAAAAGAAGCGGTATGTCATTGATTACATTCTATGACAAATTAAGAAAAGACTCCTTCAAACCTTTGGAAAGAGAACTATATGAGAACATTTTCATAATTCAACAAAATTAAAAATCCAAGCAAATGATTTCTGCACATGAGAAGATGATGGAAACGATACCCAAAGAGTTCAAACGTATAATGTCTGGAGTAGAGGCGGCGGTACGCAGCGGAAAAACAAGATACCTCATAAGTAGCAGACATTTAAAACCTGAATATGAAAGAGCGTTGTTAGATGCTGGGTATGAAATTAGAAAAGAACGTGTAACAACTCAAATTACATGGTAGCATTTATCTCCAATATTGAATTCTATAACACCCCTGAAGGTGAGGTGATGATGAAAGAGTCCGGGCAGCCGGCTGTTGTACTCAAGGAGACCGCCCGCCCGACTATTGAGCACATGCTTGCTATCATCAGAGATCGCTATCCGAAGGCACATGCCCGGCTGATGCAACTCTACTCCAGCAGCACGATGAACCGGTGGCATTATGAATTCCGGGTAGTTCATCGTTTCATCCGATGCAATTTCGGAGAGTATGACCAGTACAATCTTGACATTAACAAGGATGGACAGTTTGTATTCGAGGAGGTCAAATGCCCGTTACGGGGTGAATGTGAACATGAAGGGGTGATATGCAGACCGGAGCTTGATACAGCACTGACCGATCGCGAGATGGATGTATTCCGGCTCATTGCCTCCAACTGCCAAACTGATGAAATTGCGGCAGAGCTACATATCTCGCCTTGTACGGTTAACCGCCATCGAGAGAATATCAAGGCAAAAATCAAGGTTCGTAATGTGGGTGAGATGATTTCTTACTGGCACCGGAATCAAATGAAATAAGCTCACCGTGAGGTGTGCCATCTGTGTTTAATGTGTATTCTATGGCTGTGGCGGTCTGCGAAGATAGTCCGGCCCCTCATACTATATTCAAATGGTAGCGGTATACTTAAGATTTGCCGCGACTGGGGTTCGATTCCCCTATATGAGACGATGATTTACTAACTTAATAAACAGAATATATGAATAATAACAAAGGTTTTTCCTCCATTTCCACTCCTGACGGACAGTTCAGGATATGGATTCCACGTCCGACGGCTTCGGGCAGAGTAATATGCAACTGTGGCTTTGCACTCAAGAGCCATCTTCCTTTCGTCGATGCCGTTGATGCGCTGGACTACCTGCAGGTAGACGAAGTTCGGCAGATAGACCAGGACCTTAGTATCCTTGTTATTTCATTTCTCGATGCACCGCATGAGTGCATGCTGAAGATGATAGAAGATATCCCCGAACTTATGGAGCAATACTTGGTAAATACATAAGATCTGAATGCTATGAGATACTTTATAGACAACATCAAGACTTATGCCAGTGTCAACAAAAAAGGCAGGGCATTACAGATATACGTGCAACAGTTTGACCGACATCTGATTGCTGACGAATGTTCTTTGGATGCACTGAAGTGTGACATCGAGCACCAGATTAAGGTTATGAATGAGAAATACCCACGCAGCCGTCCGGTTCGGCTCGAGGTATATGAGAATGCCAAGGGTGGACAGTGGACTATTCTTGTGGAGCATGACAGCGACAGCATTGTCTGCATCATATCCTATGAAAAGGTGATGGGCTATTATACCTTGGCAGATAAGATAGATCAATTTGCAAAAATAGGACAGTGATGAGTAATGTGATTGTTTTTTTGTGGATATCACTAATTGTGATAGTGGCAGTCTTGATACTATGTGTCTGGGCAATGCGGAAAGCATCCGGATCTTACCGAATTCTCTTTCTCTTTGATATTATCGTCTTGATGATAAATATTGGGATAATAGGATTTGCAATTGGTTGTTTATCTAATATGCGGTAATATGAGAGATTTGAAAATGACAGATTTCCCGACATATCTTTGGGAGACCCTTGACGTGTATCAGGACAACAGTTACTGTTACAATATCCGCCCTGGCCAACATGTCGTTGGAGATTTATTCGACAGTTCCAGAACGAAGCTGGTATCATACAACAGAAAATCACATGTGCAGATAATCTGTGTATGCGACCCCTACAAGCCGCCTTTCTATGCGCGTGAATGTATGTATGGTGTATATTCGGCGTGGAAAGAAATCGGAGAGGACATCTTTAACCTGGAGCTGATGGGGTATTCTACCAAGCAAAAATTCCCACCCCTATGTACATCACACCATTATTTTTGAATATTATGGAAAATGAATCATTTGAAAGGGCCAAAGCCATTAAGGAAGAGATTGAAAAGTGTAATTCTCTTCTTGAGTCAATTCTAAAAAGCAGCAGGGAATGCTGTGTGTATCGTGATGCCGATAGGGGTACTCGTGACCTTGTTGTTATCCCCCTTCCCAAGTATTGTACCCAGTACATTATTGATGGACTTTACGTGAGAAAGTGCCGGATGGAGCAGGAATTTAAAGAGTTATAACAATCTAATAATAAGAATCATGGTTACTAAAACAACATTCAAGAAGAAATTCCCGGACGTTAAGGTGCAGAAACTGCAAACCAGCGTTGTCTTCAGCAGGCAGCAGGTAGAAGAAACCGTATTGAAGATGTGCGATTCTCTCGGTGTCGGACTGCTTTATTACAATTATGCAAACAGATGGATAACCGTTTATACCTCCGAGAAAATGAAAAAGGCACTGGACTCAATGAAACCGGGTTCTGAGGTATTTCACGAACATTATGGTGTTTATGGCAAGGTGATGAGCGATAAGCCATTTGTCATTTGTGGAGAATTGTGTATCAGGGTTGACTTTGGGGGAATGCCTGACAGTGGAGCATATAGCTGTGTATGTTTTGTAATGTAATCGAATAAATATGAATATAGAACAATGGATTGGGGAGGGATTAGCTGTGCGCTTGTTTGTGCAATACCTATAGTGGCCATTATCTGCGATACTGTAAAAAAAGTATTTGAGATGAAATATAAAAAAGGAGATGAAAACTAAGTTGATAAAGAAGCATAATCCGCAATCTTTTTTGGATGATTTGAAAAGGGTACGGGAGGTCATGGTTTACGCAGAGTGTACCAACTCCTACTATCAAATCTTAAAAAAAGACTTGCTGAGAGATGCGAAAGGAAAGCAATCACATATTATATAACGGATACTATATTTATTATAAAAAGGAATGTGATGGTAGTCATTTAACGAATAACAAAACAGATATGAACCCAATGGATAATGAGTTACAATGCAAGAGATGTGGGAAGCCGATAAAAGGTGGTTGCTACAATGCTCCCGATGGACCTTTTTGTGTGGATTGCTGGGAAAATAAAATCAGCGAAAAAGCTAAAAAGGATTATGAGAAACAAGCCTTAAAGAGATTGCAGGCTATTGGTTTCGGTTTTAAAACAAATCAGTAATGAATAAAAAAGAAATATCAATGAAGAAAGGTCAGAAGGTGCGCATCCTGCGTACCAATCAGGTAGCGACAATCGTCGAAGTGGAATTGATTCGTAAAGGTGGTAAGGTACACCGCTACTGCCATCTGAAGACAGATGAAAAGTCATATTTGTGGTTGGATGCCTCAGAACTTGGCAGCGTGGTGGAGGAAGTGAAGGTCTCGGTAGTTGATGACCGGAACCGGGAACTGCACTTGGCTATATGCCAGGACTACTCCAAGGATAAGATAACACTACATCTTACCGGCAAGAATCCGGATAATCTGAAGGAAGCTTCCGGACTATATGCGAGACTGATGAACTTGTTCATTGGAAGCCTGAAGGAAACGCGGGAACTGTAGGAGCAGATAACGTCCTTGATGATATGGAAAGCCTATTGAAATATAGAATGGAAAATCTTGATTGGATAGACCGTTTCTTGGAGAAGCTTGGCGTCGACGCTTTTCTTGAGTTTGAGACGAGGGTATATAGTGCCCTCGACAAGCTCAAGGTCATGCATTACTATGATATCGGGGGCTCGGTCATACCGGAGCAGCAGGAACTATTTATCAAATTCTGTTGCTGCTATATCACCGGGCACCCTGAATACGAATTCAATGAAGACTATACACAGATATGGAGGAAAGAAAGCTATGAACAATGGAAGATGGCGACCCGATGAGGACAGATACGTCCGGGAAAATGTCAATAAGAAGACATTGGAACAAATGGCGGAGCATTTGGGAAGATCCGCATTGGCTGTACAGTTATATATGCACCGGAAGCATATTGTAGTGGGACAGACAGTCAAGCGGAATCTGGTGCAGGAGATTCTCCGACTGAAATTCCGGCATCCGGAAAATTTCATGCCCAACCGTGCCTTCTACCAGGAGGTAGGCATCAACCAGATGCGCTGGTGGGATATTTTCTATGGCCGAAAAAATATAAACCAAGAAGAATATATCGCGTTGTCGAAGTATTTCGGCATAACACTGGAGGAGGCATTCGCAGCGCGTCAACTTTGCATATTTGAAGAACAATGATTGATGACGAATTAAAACAGAGAATAAAGGATGCCAACGAGATTACGGACGTGATCGGCCAATTTGTATCCCTTCACAAGAGAGGTATCAATTATATAGGGATCTGCCCGTTTCATCCGGACCGGCATCCGTCGATGACCGTCAGTCCGTCAAGACAGACATACAAGTGTTTCGTCTGCGGCAAAGGAGGGGATGTCATCCAGTTTGTCCAGGACCATGAGAACATGTCATTCAACGAGGCTGTCACCTGGCTGGCCAATCGTGCGGGAATCTCTCTCCCTGAACGGGTGATGTCCGACGAGGAAACGGCCAGGGTAAAAGAACGTGAAGCGCAGCGTATAGCGATGAAAGGCGCCGCATTCTTTTTCGAGAAGCATCTTCCGGAGGCGCAACTTTATCTGCATGACAGAGGGTTCAGCCTGGATGACAAGGTCCTGAAGGATTTCAGAATTGGATATGCCCCGGCAGGCAACCTGGCTAAAAAGGAGATGCTTGCAGCCGGATTTTCCGAACAGAAGCTGCTTGAGACGGACATCCTGAAGAGAAGCGAGAAGAACTTCACCTTCGACACTTTCAAGGACCGCATCATGTTTCCCTATTTTGATATCAAGGGCAACATAAACGGATATACCGGACGCTGGCTGACCCCGCAGGAAAACACCGGCAAGTACGTCAATACCGGGGACACGCCGTTGTTCAAGAAAGGCACTCACCTTTTCGGTCTGTACCAGGCACGTACTGCCATTGCAAGGTATGATTGTGCGTATATAGTCGAAGGTCAGTTCGATGCCATGTCCATGCACAAGTTCGGTGTCTGCAATACCGTTGCCACCAGCGGAACTGCACTGACTCCGGAACAGATACAGCTGCTTGGCCGGTTCACCCATCGCGTGATACTTGTATATGATGCGGATGCAGCCGGGCTGAAAGCGTCACTGGCCAACTGTGAGGCTTTCCTGCGTGTGGGTTTCCAGGTCAGTGCAGTTCCGCTTCCTGAAGGGAAAGATCCTGATAATATTGCCCAGGAGCAGAAACTTGAAACCGGGAAATGGCTTGCAAACCGGGAACAGAATTTCCTTCAATATTTTGCCATCTCCTTACGAGGCAAGAATCCCGGAACCGACCCAAACAGAGAGGAAGAGGCAATGCAACGGCTTTCAACCCTCATATCTGTCATCCCTTCGGAAACGCTTCTTCTCAAGTGCATAGAGATAATGGCCGGGATTTTCGGCAGCAACACGGAAGTCATCCAGCGGAAAGTGAATTCCATCTTGCGACAGCGGAAGACAGCTTCCATCAAGGAGAAAGACAAGATGGCTCCCGGTATATATGGTATCGATATGATTGCGGAGGCACGTAGCGGAAATGAGCCTTGCATCCTGACATCAGATTATCAGGAGTTCCTCACCTTGTATGGAGATGCCCCCATAGCATACGTCCATGGCATTCCTGGAATGAACGACATACAGCAGTTGCGTCAGGCAAGCCAGATGTTCACCTCTGACAGCGATGGCCTTACCATTGCAAAGGACGGTACGGAATCCGGTTACCTTGCCGGACTATCTGCCATTTTCCGTGCCGGTATTTCCAATATCACCATAACGGTTGAACGGAATGTGGATAATAATGATGACGAGGAAGAAAGCGATGACGGGGAAAATATGGATGAAGAGACGAACGATATCATCGAGACTTTCAATTTCGCGAAATTCTATGTATTCCTGCACAAATCTTTTTTTAAGACCTATAATGGCGAGCGTGCTCCCTATATCGAACGTTGTGCTGAAATAATCAGCTACGCGGAAGATTCGGTACGCATCATCAACTTTACCTACTTTCAGAATTGCCTGGGGCTGACCAAGCAAGCCTTGAATGAAATACTCAAGCCCTATCTGGCCAAACGCAAATCACGCATGGCCATCAATGCACAACGGACGGACGATGACTATACTGAAGAGAATTATGACCCGGACGAACTTCCCCGTTATGTCCAGGACAATCCGGAATATCTGCAGATGTTCCAGCAATGCAATTACTATCCGAAGTTAAACAAGCAGGGGGAGCCGGTATGCTACCTTTTCAAGAATGAGAAGTCCGGCCATACCATGGTCGGTGACTTCTATATGATTCCACTCTTGCATATTTACTCGGACAACGACGAGGAAAACAAGCGTGTCCTTAGAATAAACCGCCGTTATTACAAGACACCGCTTTACATTGAGGTGAATTCCAAAGTCCTGGCCAAGAAAAGCACTATTGAGGAAAAGCTAATTATGCTGGAAGCAGTCAACTTCACCAATGGTGAAGAGAAACATTGGACTAAAATACGTGAATATATGAGCAGACATTATGTTACTTGCACAGAGGTTTCCACATACGGGAACCAACAAGAAGACGGTTTCTCCCGACGGGAAGACCAACAGTTTTTTGCCTTTGCCAACGGCATCTTCCATGTTGTTGACGGAATACCGAGATTTGATGCGGTGAATGAGCTTGGAGTGGTCACCCACAATGGCAAGAACTATTATCTACCGGCATTCTCCACCATATATGCCGGTTCCGGCAAGCAGTCCGACAAGTATGAACTTATTTCACAGCTTGTCTATAAGGAAATCCCTATAAACAAACGTTGTACTTTCGACGAATGGGCCTCACTGATGGACCGTGTATATAAAATCAATGACAACGGGAAATGGGCCATTCTCTTTGCCATCATGTGCGCTTTCCGAAGCAATATACACTGCATAGACCGTTTGTTTACAGCACCATTCTTTATGGGACCGATGTCATCCGGAAAAACACAGATTGCGATATCCATCCGTTCCCTATTCATATCTCCGAAAATACCAATTTTCAACCTGAACATCGGTACTGATGCAGCCATGTCCACATTGATGAGCACTTTCCGGGATGTTCCGGTTGTCCTTGATGAATACAACAATAAAGATATATCAGATATAAAGTTCCAGGCACTTAAAGGAATAGTATATGATGGCGATGGAAGACAGAAGCGTAAAGGCACATCCGGCAAGGAGATAGAAAACGACAAGGTGTACGCGCCGGTTGTCATTTGCGGCCAGGAAACTCCCCAACGTGATGACAATGCACTCATGTCACGTATTATAGTCTGCGAAGTCCCCAAACCGAAAAACCGGACCAGGGAGGAAGTGGAGCTTTTCAACAAACTCAAGGATATAGAGGATCCGGCCAAAATCGGGTTGTCGAATGTCCTCTTTGAAGTCCTTCAGCTGCGTCCGCTGGTAATGCAGCATTTCCGGGCACTGAAGCAGAAATCCTATGATGAATTGAAGCAGGCGCTGATAAATGCCGGTGAGATTGACCGCCTCATGAAGACTGCATCATTGTTTCTGGCGACATGCAGACTGATTGAGGATTATACAGAATTGAAATTACCGTTCACTTATGAGGAGTTTTTTAAAATAGCCTGCGATAAAATCAAATTCCAGGTGGAACTGATTTCCAAGACGGATAAACTGGCCACATTCTTCAAGGCTATGGATGTGATGATTGATACCAAGGCAATCAGGGAAGGCAGGGACTTCGCCATTGATACACCGGAACGAATCACCATCAAGCTGCCCGGAGGAGAGAAAAAGGAGGTTCCTATTCCTGCAGGAACCCGCGTGTTATTCCTACGCGTCAGTACCATCTATACGCAGTACGCACGTTCTTCTTATAATCAGGAAGACTCAACGCAGTCGACCATCGAGCAGAACCTCCGCTCCCATCCCAGTTACCTGGGCTTTGTCCATGCACGCCGGTTCAATTGGTATGAAGTCGTGGAGGTACCACGCGGCGGTTTCGAGGAAGATACTCCCAATGAAACCGGAATTCCGGTAAAGCTCAACAATGACATGGTGCGTAAAGTTGAGAAGAAGTGTACCAATTCCAGTTGCATAGCTATCAACTACGAAATTTTCAGAGAATTATATAGCATTGATTTGCAACGCGGTTCTGAAGAATCCCGTGTTGACAATAATCCCGACAATGACCCTATCGGAGCAATCGGTGCCCCCCAAGAGCTGGACTTCTGATGTTACATTTTCCTATATCACAAACCAGACATTTATTCCCGGTGGCCGTCCCATCGGGAATAAATGCTTTTTTATATTCCGATTTGCGGACATTTCGTTCGGTTTCATCACCCTGGTATCTTATGATACCCCCCTACTCCATCCCCCAGACCCCCTGGAATAAAAAGACAAGCAATATAGAGGGAGTTTTGAAAAGAAAATATTTCAAAAGAGGCGTCCAACAGTCCAACAGTCCAACAAGAGAAAGGATTTTAAAATGTAACTCTCTGTTGTATAGTAGTATATATTTTCTATTTAATCATATATATATATATACTACAATGGCGTTGTCTTGTTGGACGCTGTTGGACGTGTTGGATTGCCGTTTTTCAACCATCCAACTGGCTCCGTCCAACAAAAACGGCAAAAAATGCGGCTTGTTGGACGTGTTGGACGTCCTCCAACAGTATTTTCTTTATAGTAAATTTGTATAACTAAATAATAATCAGTAACTTTAATAATGCTGTTGGACTGTAGGACAGTTGGAAGCAAAAATAAACAAAAACGGTTTCAAAAAATTTTTTTAAGGAAATGAGCATGATTACGACGAGTATTTCAATTACACCTTACCTGGCTGAATATCTGCGTGGAAAGTACAACAACGGTGCGGATGAACCTTTCCGTATTCCTGACAATACGGACTTGTACCATGTGATATGGACACTGATGTCGCGGCGTCATCAGAACCAGTCTCCCATAGATGACGGTAATCTGACTATCATACTCCCGGAGAGGCGTATCGGTAAGGATCCGGAAATATACAACTATCTGTCTCCACGGTCGGCCAAAATCATAGAAACGGAAATACGCAGGATGTTCAACCGGGAACTTCATACGGCAATGGACGAGAACGACTTGAACGGACATGAGCTGAACAATCTCGATATCGTTCACAATTTCCTATGTGCGTATTGCATAGACAGCATCAGTGAGGATGCGTTGCTGAAGAACTTCTATCGGTGGCGGGAGAACATCCGCAAGCGGAAAAAACGCCGCGAATATAAAAAGAAGTTAAAAAACGGCTAAAAAATCACCGACCGAACTATGCGTTTTGTCCCAAAATGGCGGACAAAATGTCCTATGTATGGCGAACTTGTTGAATTACAAATAAATATCCTAATATGAAAGAACTTTCCATTCAGATTAAAGTCTATCCGGTGAGTAACATGCGCCAGGATGTCTATCGGTTCATGGCCGATGAGTTTGAGTTTACTCCGGTACCGGAATCTTCAGAGGCGGGCCGCTGTTTCAATTGCAATAAAGATATAAGCATAAGCCTTCCTCCATCCGGAGTGATGAAAGACTTCCTGGCAGGCAGGTTCTGCATTGTCGAGTTCACTGACACCAGGCACCGGAGTTTCCGGATCGGGGACAAAAAAATACCCGCCATTGTCTCGATATCGCCCAATCTGAATTCGGCGACTCTGAAAATTGAATGCAAAATGCTCAGTTCCCCGCTATTGTAGCGTCCTTCACCCCTTTCTGCAGGCTGCCTATCTTCGCTGAAAAGATACGCAATGAACAGAACTTATCTACGCCAGCTTCTTACTTTAAATATACACCGGCTTCTTATCACGGCAGAGGGCTTGTCTTCTGCCATGATAGAGGCTTTTCCATTGGTGTCCGCTGACAGTCTGCAGCCGACATCCTTTTTCTTCAATGAAAATCCTCCCACATATAAAGAGACATCGAAAAAGGCCCTTTCACTTCTTCAGCAGGAAATGAAGGCCCGTTCAGAACTCCAGGGTATAACCGTCACCGATGACTTCTCTTCTGACGAACTTCCTGAAGGCAGTATCGCCTATCACCGTATCTGGGGATTCATCACCTCAGATTGTCAGTGGTATTTCTCCTCCAAGCAGTTCGAACGGGACCTGCTTGCGGCAGAAGCCAATCCGGCCATAACCTGCCATTTCCTGCATGTGAACTCTCCGGGAGGGGAAGCATGGTATATGGACAGACTCAGTGAAACGATGCGCTCACTCGGCAAGCCTGTCATGACATTGGTGGAGCAGTGCAACTGTTCGGCCAGCTATTATATAACCTGCCATTCCAGTTTCATTGCCGCACTCACGGCCTATGATACCATCGGCTGCATAGGAACCATGATTTCCACTTGTAACTATGACGGATGGTTCGAAAAGATGGGTCTCAAACTCATCCAGGCCAAAGCCACGAAATCAGACCTGAAGAATAAAAAGACGGATGACTTGCTCAGAGGGAAACCGGAACAGTATATCAAAGAAGAACTGGATCCACCCAATGAACAGTTCCTTGCCGCCGTTCTTGCGTCCAGACCGCAACTGGGCAACCTGCCGGAAGACGATCCGGTATTCCGTGGTGAAACGTTCGATACTCCGCATGCCATCGATAAAGGGCTGGTTGACGCCTCCATGACTTTTCCCGAAGCTGTGGCTAAGGCTGTAGAACTCGGTCGCAGCTATATGGAGATTGAGAATATAAAAAGAAGTGCTCTCAACTATTTATAACTTAACTTTTGTTTATCATGAATTTAAAGGAAAGAATTCAGACCGTCCTGCAGAAACTGAATCTGCTGGACAAAGCGAAAGCCAATCAACTGACCCAGGAAGAATGGGGACAGATAGTCAACTCCTATAATCAGGAGTATCAGTCTATCCTTCAGGATGACTTGGCTGCGGACCAGGCGGCGCAACGGCAAACGGTTGCCGTCACCCAGGAACAGATTGACCAGGTACAGTCCATTCTTGGAAGTATCGTCAATCCGGTACAAACCAATTCAACAGCCACGGAAGAGGGAAACGGCGGGAATGGACCGGTGCAGACCGTAGCACAGCCAGCCAACGGTGAAGGCCTAGTGCAACTGGCCACCGCTGTGCAGAGCCTGGTTGACAATATGAACAACCGCGCGGAGGATGATATCCCTTCCCGGACAGTGACAGCCGCTTCCATCATGTTCACGGGACCGGCAGACCGTTCCCGGTATCTTTTCGGTATCGAAAACCAGATGTTCTCCATGTCCGAACGTTGGAACAAAATTGCTGTCAATCCGGCCTCCGCTTCTTCTTACGGTCCATGGAATGAAGAGATTGAAGGGGCCGCTTTCCGTCGCCAGGCCGTTACTTTCTCCCGTTCACTGCAGCAGCGTTACGATTATCTGCACAGAAACGGCATGCTTGACGCCAAACGTCTGGCAGCCGGAGAATTCAGTACGAACTACGAAGGGGTGGATACAGCCGGTGTGGGCAACCAGTATGTGGTTCTGCGTCAGGACTATTTGATTGCCCGTGTACTCTCAGTCCGCGACCTCACGCAGTATTTTCCCGTCCGCTATGGAATTCAAGACCATGACCTCGTGTTCAATGCCTTCTTCTCCGAAGTTTCCCAAGCTTACCAGCAGGGTGAAATCTGGAAGGGTGACATGAAGCTTGAGAACGAGATGGGTCATGTGGATGATGCGATGATCAAGCTCAAGTTCGGTCCGATGAAAGAACTGGAGCGCATGTACATCGCTTATCTGAACAAGGAAGGCTCCGATCCTATCAAGTGGACCATGATCGAGTTCTGCATCCTAAACTCATTGGAAACTGCGCAGGTGGAGCAGAATAAACGCCGTATGCGGGGTATCTATGTCAAGCCGGAAACGGGTGTCGCAGGCAGTTACTTGAACGCATCGACCGGAATCATATACACACTGGTCCGCTACATGCATGAGTTTAAGATTCTTCCCCATGACGATGAGTCCTATCGCAGCTACACGGCTTCCAACATGTTGGATTCCGTTCAGGAGTTTGTCGGCGATGTGGTGGCATCCTGCACAGAAGACATGGATCTTGACCGCCACGTCCTCTATCTGAATAAGACCCATCTTCCCTGGTGGATTAAGAATGTCCGCGCCAAATATGGAAAGGACATTGATTTTTCCGGTCCGGACAGTTACCGCAATGTGGTACCTGACACAAATATGCGTATCATCTGGTTGCCTTACCTCGGTCAGCTTCCCCTCATGTTCATGGATGTTCCGGGCAACCTCCAGTTCCTGGAATTCGTACCGGGCGAGATGCTCTCTATCAAGGTGAAAGAGGACATGGAACTGGTAAAGGCATGGTCCACCTGGAAAGAAGGCACCGCCGCTTCGTTCACCGGCCGCCGTTTTGACAGCCTGGAAAAACTGAAGGCCAACAATTACGAATGGCAGCAGATCTTCATAAACAAACCTACCGTCGATATGGCAGCGGACGCGACCACTGTCGATGCTTCAAAGGGATTCTGGCAGATAACAGCGGCCAACACTGGAGCCAAAGCGATTACGGATATTACGAATGCCAAAGCCGGTGTAGCCTACATCATTGAATGTGGCAGCACGGAGAATGCCACTACCATCGCCAAGTCGGACAAGTTTGCCGACATTACGGAAGCTTATACTCCGACCAAAGAGGGTGACTATATAATGGTAATCCTGAACAGTAAGGGTAACTTCCTGGAACTGGAACGTCAGGTAGGCGGTGTACGCAAGGTGAACGCTGCACTCCAGCCCAACATTCCTGGAGTCAGATAATTGGTTGTCTATAAGAACAGATTGTTTTCAGGTAGCGCGGGGCGGGTCCACTTAAGCCCGCTCCGTTTTTTATAACTTAAAAACTAAAATTGTATGAAAGCAAAAAGAATTTCAAATCCTTTCCGTAAAGGGAACCAGGCCGCCCGTAAGATGCAGGTCCGGTTTTTCCTTTCGCTGATGGTGCTTCTGGCACTCGTGTTTATTCTTGACATGGTCATGTCTCCCGGTTCTGTGCTGGGAATTTACGGATTTTCCGGTACCACACTGGCCGCCATGATGGTCATCGGTGACGTGGACGATGTATCCGACCGTAAGACGCATGGCTCAAACATCGCCTATAAGATTTATTTGGTGGATATCGACCAGGTAAATTCCGATGTGCCCTTTCCGCTTCCTAACCAGCAACGAGAGATAAGCACCATCCCGATGAAAGCCGGACAATACATGAAGTACTTTGCGGCGCACGATATTCCCACCTACACTTCAACCGGTGAGAAAGGTGACATTACCACCAGCGGTACCAACACTTTTGTTGCCGTCATGGGCGGCATGCGTGACCAGCTGCTCGATTTCATTGAACAGCATGCCGGAGGCAAGTTCATCATCCTTTTCAAGGAAGTGGGCGATGCGCAGTGGTACATCCTCGGCAACTATGACCGTCCGATGGTACTCTCCTCCTTCGAGTCCAAAAATGACAAGGACGGGCGTTATGTAACCTATACCTTCACACGTACAAGCATTGACCAGTACTACAAGTATACGGGCGATATTGTCCGTGCTCCGGCAGCTGCTCACACGGCTGGCGCAACGGCACTTGCCATTAAATCCACCAACAACCGTTATACCATCCCCGATGGCAGTGAAGGCACATACGCCATTTCCACTGTCAGCGGATTGACAGCCAATGATAAGGGACGTTACATCACACTTGAGGGTACCGGTACCGACAAGGCGGCCACCATTGCCGACGGCAACAGCTTTGTGCTTGAGGATGGAGCTACCTGGACAGCCAAAGCGGGTTCTTCCATCACCTTCATGGTGCTTGATACCTCTACACTTGTCGAGGTATCCGGCAGCCGTGTGCAGACAGCTTAGTAAAAAACACCTCTTACAAGTCAGCAGAATTCCCTTATAGGCAGCGTGTTGGCTTGTAAGACTTAAATCTGTATGTTATGTATAGTTTCAAAGAAAAGAAGACACATTTCGTGGCTCTCCGGAATCCGGATGTGGCACAATATGACCTTGAGTTACTAGCTAAAGAAGTTCCTGGATTTCCGCAGCTTGCCACATTCTCACGCAATCCCAAACGTTATGCCGATGATATCCTTTATGCACTGTTAGATTGTGCTACACGTGAGAAGATACGTGAGTATCGCCGGGCTATGATCGCAAAAGAGGCAGAAGATGCCGGAGAAAAGAAAACAGAAGCCCCTGCTGCGGAAAAACCGGCCGAAAAAAAACAGCAAATGCCCAAAGGGGAAACAACACATGCTGAAGGAACCGGTCCACATGACGACATTGAAAAGCCTGAAACAGCTCCGGTAGACAACTCGGCAGAAGAGTTGAAACAAGCGCTTGAGGAAGCGGAAGCCCGTGCTGAAGAAGCCGAACAGCGTGCCGATGAAGCGGAGGAAGCCAGGGATGAAGCGGAAGCCCGTGCCCAGGAGACTGAGCAGGCGCTGGAAGAAGAGAAAAAAAAAGAGCCGGCCAAAGAAACTCCGGAAAAGTCCAAAAACAAGAGGAATACCCGCAAATCGACTGGGACAACCTCTTCGACCCGCAAGTCCAAATAGCCACACTCATCTACAACGACCGTGTGGTCACTTGGAAACAGATGAAGCAGCTCGACGAAAGTCTGGAAAGAAAACCGCAGAAGCGTGACATCATGGACATGGTGGAACTGCGTATCCGTAATCTCCAGGCATTCGATGAGCTGCAATCGTTCAACGACACTGGGAAGTTCCTCTACATTCATCCGCTCATAGCCCACCAGTCAGAGAGAGCACAACTGGAGAAGCTGCTGCAGACGGACCCGCAGGAGTTCCTGCGCCTGCATAAGAATGTGACGGACAATATCCGCAGATACGAGTGTTACCTGAAACGCGCTGACAGGCAAAACAAGCGCACCCAAGACAAGGAGAATCTCCGACGTCACCGTGAACGGGAATCACTGTTCAAAGCAATATTGCAAAAATTCAATTCGAAGTAAAATGGAAAAGCTGATAGAAGTATTTAATTTGGGTGGTTTGCCTACTGCCCCGCTGGATTCGTTCTTGGAGCTTCAGGAGGACTTCAAGAAGTCTGATCCTGACAAATTATCGAAACTGCAGATGCTTATCATCACCCGTGGTTTCAAGTATGCATTCAAAGCCTGGCAGGATCCGGACGGAAAGCTCTGGATTATCGATGCCCATCAGAGACGGAAGGCACTGCTTGCATTGCGCAAGTCCGGGTTTACAATACCGGAAATACCTTATGAACCCATTTTTGCGGCAGACAAGAAAGAAGCGGTAGAGGAAATCGCAGCCTATAATTCCGAGTTTGCCACCAGGAATCCGGATACCCTGCTGTTCAAAAAATATAATATAGATTCTGACACCCTGTAGCGCTTCAACCTGGGTTATGAGGTCAAGACCACTGATTTCGGGCAGGTTTCCCCCCTTTTTGCCCAAGAACATGAGTCGGAAAATGTGCAGGAAGATGCCATTGATTTTAATGTTCCTGCATCTGAAGATACTGTAATTGCCAGACCCGGCGATATATGGTTGCTCGGTAACCATCGTCTGATGTGTGGCGATTGCCGTTCCAAATCGGACATCACGGCGCTGATGAACGGGCAGCATGCGGACTTGTGCGTCACAGACCCACCGTACAACGTGAACTATGAAGGCGGTACAGAGGAGGAACTCACCATCCAGAACGATTCCATGGAAAACGACTTGTTCGCCACCTTTCTCAAGCAGGTGTTCTCTGTCATGTTCGCCGTACTCAAGCCGGGAGGATCCTACTATATATTCCATGCGGACAGTGAAGGCGAGAATTTCCGGGCTTCTCTCAGGAAAGTGGGATTCAAGATTGCACAATGCTGCATCTGGGTAAAGAATACTATGGTGATGGGACGCCAGGATTATCAATGGCAGCATGAACCTTGTCTCTATGGCTGGAAACCGGGTGCCGGACATCAATGGAATTCCGACCGTAAGCAGACTACTGTCTGGAATTTCGACAAGCCGCAGCGCAATGCCATACATCCGACAATGAAGCCCATAGCCCTTATGGCATATCCAATATCCAACTCCAGCACTCCCGGTCAGATAGTCCTCGACATCTTCTCCGGATCCGGTTCTACACTCATGGCATGCCAGCAGATAGACCGTATCTGTCATGCTATGGAGATAGACCCGAAATATGTTACAGCCACCATTCACCGGTACCGCGCCATGTTCTCTGAGCAGCCCGTCCAGTTAATCCGGAATGGAGAAATTCTTTCTGTTACAGATACCCAATCCTTGTTGAAATGAAAAAGGAACTCACTCTAACTTCAGACACTGATAAAGCCGTCCTGATAGGCGATGAATATGTATCCCAAGTGCGTACTTTCGGTGCTTTGGGATACACTCCCCACCGTATATGTACGCTTCTCGGCCTGCGTGGAAAGGAAAGGACGGCACTGACAGTCCGCTTGTTGATGCCCGGAGATGTATATTACGACGCCTACCGTAACGGTTGTGCCCTGGGAGAATACAATATCGATGCCGAACTTGCCAAGAAAGCCGAGACCGGTGATGTGTCGGCCATTGAGACCTTGGAAACACGTAAGCAGGAACGGACAGTCAAAGACTTAAGAAACCAACTCTTTGGAATATGACCAGACTCGACACCCTTGATAAGATACATCCGGACTTGATATCCGCATTCCTCACCACCGGGAAGTGTGATGGCATTCCTGCCGATGTGCAGTTATTCCTCAAGCAGCTGCAATGGGCGGCGGAGATTTACGAATACGAGCGTAACATCACCCGTGCCGCCAAGCAGCTGCGCCAGCGCATCAATGCCCAGCAGCAGATTAATGTGGATGAACGTACATGTAAGGCACGCATTTATGCGGCCATCAATTACTTCAATATCGACAACAATGTGTCCATCAAGGTGTGGGAGTCCAACTATGCCGACAAGTACGAGGATCTTGCCAAACTATGTGCGGCTGCCGGTGACTACAAAACCCAGGGCAAGTGCTATGCCGCCGCCCTGGAGTGCCGTCGTCGTGCTGCCGAGATTGCCGAAGCCGACCGTAATCTGGGGATCGTCTTCCTGATATCTCCCGAACTTACTCCGGAAGACCTGGGATACAGCAAGGCCTCCCTGAAGGAGATTGCCTCCAAGCACAATAAAGGCTTCTATCTGAACCTGATAGAGAACCTTCCCATCGAGAAGGCCGAGAAGAAGCGCCTGCTGCGCGATGCGGATATTGAGGAAGCTGAATACGAAGAACTTAATGAAGAGTGAGATGGAAACAGATATTGAAATCACTTCCCGGTTTGAGGAATACTACATGAACCAGATGCAGATACTGGTCAATGTCATTGATGCCAACAACATATTTGCCGAGGTGGCACGTGCGGGTGGTAAGACGGAAGGTATCACCGGCCCTCGCATCATCCGTGTGGCCAATGACATGCCAGGCGAGCTGTCGTTCCTGGTACATAAGACCTACGTTGCCTTGATGACGAACGTATGGCCCAACCTTCAGGCTTATTTCTCCAGAGAAGTCACCGTAGGTGGGAAGGTGCGCTCCATGCTGGAGTATGGCATCGATTATGTGGTGGGCGAAAATAAGCTCCCTTCTCATTTCCGCAAGCCCCGATATCCCATATCCTACCCCAAACACAGTGTCGTTTTCCGGGATGGCCATCACATCCAGTTGGTAAGTTCGGATCAGCCGGAGTCCGTTGCCGGACGCTCTGCCGTCCACGCCATCATTGAAGAGATGAAACACAACAAAGGGGAGAAATTGAAAACCCGCTTGTTCCCTTCCCTCCGTGGTGCCAGTGCCGAAATACGCCGGTCACCTTATTACCAAGGTATCACGGGCGTATCCGATACCGCGCGTGTGGATCTCGGTGAAGATGACTGGTTCGAGGAGTATGAAAAGAACATGGATACGAAACTGATGGAGGAAATATCTACAGTCGCGCTTCATGTGAATGCAGCTATCTATCATAAATACAAGCTTATAAACTCACAACGGGAAACGACTAACCCCGTTACCCTTGAGCGTATCCGTCTTGAAATCATCAAGCAGGATCGCATCATATCCTTATGGCAGCCCCGCCTGGCAGACATGCGCCGTAACGCCACGTTGTACGTCCGTGCCAGTTCCTTCTGCAACAAGGATATTCTCGGTCCGAAGTTCTTCAAGACGCAGCTTGAGACCTTGGATATGGACGAATTCCTCACTTCCATCTGCGCTATCCGCCATAAGGAGGTTATCAACAAGTTCTTCGCCAACTACAACAAGGAGAAACATCAGTATGCAGACAGCTATATTTATGAATCCATTCTACGACTTGACCTGCGGGAACATTTTCTACTCACAGCCCGCTATTTGAAGCACTACAACAAGCGTGACGAGCTACTGGTAGGATATGACCCCGGCCACTTTTCCAGCCTTGTTGTCGGGCAGGAAAAGGAATACGGCCGTCAGCTCCGTATTATAAAGGAACTCTATTGCTGTTACCCGGATGAACAGCCCGAACTCGCCCGTCAGTTCTATGAGTTTTTCGGTGCTGATTCCCTGAATAAGCGTATCATTCTCTACCCTGACCGTGCCGGGAACAAACGCCGCGAGGAACTGGAGCAGATTACCACCGACAGCCGTGTCCTGAAACGTGAGTTGGAAAGTTATGGCTTTGAGGTGGAACTGATGAACGAAGGGCAGGCCACCGTATATCATTGGCAACAGTTCAAGTTGTTGCTTCTTATGTTTGGAGGCCGGAGCAATGCCTTGCCGGAAATTTTGATAGACGAAAACGAATGCAAGAACCTTTGCAGTGCCATTATGCTGTCACCGTTGAAAAAAACGGAAGGCCGCATCGAGCTGGACAAATCGTCGGAAAAGAAAGTGCCTCTCAAGAACCAGGCCGGACTGACAACGCAGCTTCCCAGTGCCCTGATTTATCTTCTTTTCGGGCGTTATGGAAACAAAGTGTTGAGTGAATTATCGTCCATGCCGGACAATTTACCTGATAATCTGGCTATATAACAGCTGTTTTTCACTATAAAATAGTCAGTAAAGATACAATAATGGTATCGTTTGACATTAAAACAAACGCCTTTCATTTAGAAACCAGACTTTTATGTTTTTAAAAAAGGAAAGCGTTTTCTTCGTGAGGCGCTGTTCAGCACGCACCGCTGAGTTTTGGGATTGCAAGGCATCCTCCAGCATTCCTCGGAAATATGACGGAGGGTGCTTCTCGTCCTTTTTCCCACAGTAGAAACCTGCTACTTTCGGGCATGGAAATGACAATGACCGGTATTCAAGCGATGCTATGGGCCAAAGAGATATCAAAACTGCCTAACGGCTGCTTTACCATTGCCTTCTTCCCGTGTTCCAGGCATAAGGGGGAGGCATCAGCCACATTGACAGTTAAAGAAGGATGCAGATGGCGTACTCAACTGCCTGAAGAAAGATTCAGTATAGACAGTGACAACTTCTTTCTGTTTACAGACGCAGACGGGGAACCCAAGATGTGCTACCGTATTCTCATCAGGTACATGGGCTTTCCTCAAGATGGTTTCAAACTTCATAAAATAGATTGGTTATGAGTAAAAGCAATCTCAAAATGGTAGGCAACTTCGGTTGCTATCTTGACGATGACAATGTAATATCCTTCCAGATTGGAGACAGGCCAATGGCTTCAGTCCTGGAACCGGACCCGATGTTCCCCCTGAGTGGAGGAAGTCTTCCGGATACGCAGTGGCAGAGCATCCAAGGATTCCAGGTGTGCAGCCGTGGCTTCAACAACATGAAATGCGAGGAAGTCGCGTCCGACATAAAGAAGAACCGGCTTCTGCCAAGACTGATTACCAAGCAGGTCAGCATGCTGTATGGCCATGGGCTTGCCGTGTACAAGCCGGCAATCGTGGACGGGAAACTTCAGAAACAGTGGGTTGACTGTCCGGAAATCATGGACTGGCTCAACAGTTGGGAACAGCGCGGTCTTGAATCGGGTTATAAGGAAGTGGCCAAATCAATCATCAAGAACTACTACTATTTCAGGGACTGTTTCGTAAAGTGGCGCTTCACAAAGGGAAAAGCAAGAGGGACGATGCCCGTTGCCGGCCTTGAATCCATGGAGAACAGACATTGCCGGCTGGCCACCACCAAGAAGGATGTGGCGACAGATGTTGTCTACTACCGGGATTTCCGCTACATTGCCGTAGGGCGTTGGGGGTATGGCACATCCACTTTCCGCATCTATCCGAAGTTTTCCTTTTCGGAGCTTGCCAATTACAGATTCGCGGCCATTTCCCATCACCGGGAAAAATCCGTGGATGAGTTCTACGGTGTGAACGAAACCCATGCCGGTACCCGCTCCTACATCAAGGGTTCCAACGATACGGCTGATTATATCAACTCCTTTTTACGTAATTCGCTTGCCGCCAAGATACACATTGTCATCCCCAATGCCTGGCTTGAGTCCAAGAGGATCCAGATAACCAAACTCTGCGACGAGAATAAACGGCGCAAGAAAAACAATGAGGAAGAACTGATGTACAATGGCATCGTGATTGGTTCGGAATTCAAGGAATCCACCCTGATAAAGTATCTGCAGTCTGAACTGCGCAAGATCTCCCGCTATCTGTCCGGTGCAGACAACCAGGGTAAGGCGTATGCGACAATCAGCTTCAAGAACAGCCAGGGCGAAGAGGAACGCTGGAAGATAGAGACGGTTGATTTGAAATACAAGGAATATATCGATGCCTTGATATCCTATGACAAACGCGCCGATGAGGTGCTGCTGTCAAGCGTGGGACTTGACTCCTCCATATCCAGTGTCAGCAAGGACGGGGTCATATCCAAATCAGGAGCCGATGCGTATTACAACTATCTGATATACATTATGTCACTGACATCGGAAGACGAAATCTGCTCCGAACCGTTCAATATGGCCATACAGATAAACTTTCCCCATTTATACAGCCAGGGGTACCGTCTTGGATTCTATCGCGAAGTTCCGGCACGCCAGGAAGATGTTTCACCTCAAAACAGACTAAATCAGCAACAGTCATGAGAATATTGGAAGAACTGTTTACCACCATTTCGGAATTTCGGAAGTATGCTCCCTATGCAGAGAGCAATGTCACTTTCGACCAGCTCAATTCGTCTGCCATTTCTGCGAAAAAGCAGATGGTTATCATCCTTACCAAAGATGTCTACACCGAACTGACGGCAGACGAGGGCGAATTGAAGGAGGCCCTGCGTCTTGCGATGGCCAATCTGACCATGGCCAAACAGCTCATTTTTGATGTTGTATCCAAGCGTAAGGATGATGTCGATATATACAAGCATGAGCAGGAAAGCATGCGCAGGTCGTATATTGAGAACTATTATAATGCCATGGATACTGTCATCCAATTGCTTGATAACAGTCAGACCGTGCCCTCCTGGAAAGAAACGAGATACAAGAAGATGCTTGATGTTCTTAAAATAAAGAGTACGGAGGAGTTCGACATGCTGTATACGATAGACATGTCCTATCTGTTCTTTTTCCGGACTATACCGATCCAGAGCGAAGCGCTGGATGACGGGATATCGGCCTATTTTGAGCGGGCAGAAAAAAAGGAAGAGATACTGCGTCTGCTCAAACGATGCCTCGCCAAGCAGACCATAGCCATTGCCCTGCGGCGTTTTGATATTCTCGATTTTCCAAGTACGATTCGCAATTTATTTGAAGACTCAAAAGTTATGCGATATGGTACTCAAGAGCAAGAACGTTTACTTGCTCTGTCAGACTCTCTGCTTGAAGAGGTGAAGCGGGAACTGGCCAATATAGATCTGCTTTTGTCAACGGACAGTTCCGGCTCTGTAGATACGAACACATCCTTTAACCGTCCGGACGACATAATAATGCTGATGCCATGTTGACAATAGATTTTATAGCAAAAGGAATGCAATACAGCATCCCCAATTCCTGGGATGGATTAACTCCTTATCACTTCCAAGCACTCATGCGTGATATACAAAGGTTTGCGGATGGAAAAATATCCGTCGGCATGGTTCGTGTGAATTATGTTTGCCGAATTATGGGATGGAATCTTCAAAAAATAAGGAATACGGATGGATGGGCAAATGTGGCCTGGCTTGCAGAGCAAGTGACATTTCCCTTCACAATTGTCTATCCGGATAATGATGCAGCACTCCAGGAACTGGATTCTGAAACATACAGACTCTGTAAGAAGATACCACCACACCGGTTGCATGGAATAACCATATCCAGGTATCTGGACAGACTGGACTACAAATATGCAGTCGACTCATGTTTCTGCAAACAATTGGTTCCGGCGATACATCTTGAGGATGAAACTTTTTTTGCCTATAATATAGAAACCATGTTCAACCGGCTTACTTGCTCGCTTACGGCACTCCAGTTCATTGAGGCACGTGGTCTCCTTGGATGTCCGAAAGAACAGCTTCCGTTATTGGCCGCTATCCTTTACTATCCGGACCGGTATTCATCTGCCGGAGCGCATAAGTTGGCACAGAAGTTCACTGGGATGCCGATGGATGAGCTTATTTCCATAGCCTTCAATTTTCAGGCCTTCACCAATTATCTGTTTACCAAAACTGAGTTCAAGTTGCTTACAGAACTTGAGGAGACCAAAGTTTCTGCCATTTCCACGGGTGCACTTGAGTCTCTGTACAACTTGAGTTCAGACGGGTTTGGGGATATTGAAACCATCGAACAGATGAATGTCATCCAGTATTTGACCATCCTCCGGAAGAAAATTATTGATACAGTGCGCAGCCTGCATGCGGCCAAAATGGATAAAGCGGATATTGCCAGAGAAGTCAGACTTCCAATCCACATAATAAATGAAATCCTATGATACTTGATTTACTCAGATATTTTGCCCGTTTTCCCCAAAAGGAAGGGGTTGTCTCCATGTTCGCCAACGGCTCAAGTGACTTTATCCAATATACGGAACTGCTTGGGTATGTCAAAAAACTCCCGGAACCGATAATGCCCGAACTTGAGAATCTTGTTTTCGGGCAGTCATACGATTACGTAAAGAAGCGCGTCGATAATATTACCGGCAACTATCTGTTCGTGGATTTCGGAGAATTCACATCAAGCCGTGACACACACAACTCCATTCTTGACAGCCAGAAACTTGCAGCTACCATAGCCATGAAAGTTTCGGATTCCGCAGACATGGTTGAGACGGCCATTGCCTCGGAAATGACCTTGTCTCTCCTTGCGGCACTTCGGAAAAGGCTTATTCTCGATTCACGGTCTGAGGATTTACCATGGCTTGATAAGATATCGGAGAATCATGACATTATCCCTTTTGTCTCATCCGAATTCAAATCCATAGGTTGGACACTCATGTTCAGTTCTGCAGCAACCGATTTGTTTAATGTCAAACCATCCCTTAGTGAGTAGCAGATGTCAGACCATTAAATGGTTCAGAAACTTTTTGTTCATGTTGTTTATTTCCATCCTGGCCGTGGCTGTCGAAGTTCGCGGTCAGGAGCTACTCCTGATTACTCTTTTCCGTCATCCCTACCACGAGAAATAATCATTTTTTTACTCAAGCAAAATAAAGCTAATACACTGATAATAAACAAGATATTACTACGTTATGCGCGTTAATAGTGTTACCTTAGCTGTACGAAAAATAAAGGATAAAACATTATGAACGAACAAGTTACAAACATTCTTAACCAGAGCATAACAAAGACGGCAAAGATACAGCAGCTCCTTCTTTTAGGTCTGACCCGCCGCCAGGTAGCCGATTTGGTAACAAACGGAAATTACGGTTTCGTGCAGAACGTATATAAGAAAATGCTGGAAGCCGGAAGATTCGGCCAGCAACCGGTCATCACAGCCTGCCCCGAATTGGACTATACTTTCAATAGACGTTTCGGCATCGAGATAGAGGCATATAACTGCGAAAAGGAAGTTCTTGCCCGTGAACTTCGTGAGGCCGGAATTGCAGTTGCAGTGGAAGGTTACAACCATAACACCCGCGACCATTGGAAGCTGGTTACAGACAGAAGTCTTAGAGGGAACGATACTTTCGAGCTGGTAAGCCCGATACTTGAAGGGGAAGCCGGATTGCAGGAACTTCAGAAGGTATGCTGGGTGCTCGATTATTGCAATGTGAAGGTGAACGACAGCTGCGGCCTTCATATACACATGGACGCTGCAGACTTTACCATTGAAACCTGGCGCAACCTTGCAATAACTTACCGCCGCCTCGAACCGGTAATCGACTCCTTTATGCCGGGTACCCGCCGGAACAACAGATATTGCAAATGCCTTACCGGAATTTCGGAACGCAGCATAACGGAGGCAGAGAACATCATGCAGCTACGTTCAGCCTTTGGAAACGACCGCTACCACAAATTGAACCTTGAGGCTTACGCACGCCACCGCACAGTTGAATTTCGCCAGCATTCGGGTACCACCAATTTCACAAAGATGGAAAATTGGATACGGTTTGCCGCCAACATGATTACCTTTGCAAAACATGGCATGGTGAATTCGGGATGCCCGCTTTCAAATATCCCCTTTCTGACAGCCGACCAAAAAGTATTTTTCAAATTGAGAACCAAAAAATTAGCATAATATGATGACAACTTACACTTTGCAGGATGGCGGTATAATTGCCGCCTCCTGCCCTGCAGACTTTGTAACCAAACTCCGTGAAAGCAGCCGTTTCGACAGTGAATGTACTGACCAGGAGTATATGTACCATTTCGCCGACCGTTTCCATGACCAGACGGGGCATGTAGTCCGAGCTGATACCCCGGAGCATTTTTTTGAGGATTTGCTTTCCAACGGGTATATGAAAGTAGAATAATCCCCCTCCAAACAAAAGAAGGCTTCCAACTTGTGTGAAAGCCTTCTTTATATTGATGTGGTCGGTAGAACGAAAAATCCCCGTAGCGGTTCATACTACGGGGATAAGTTGTCATAAAACGTCTCTCAAGATATGGAGAGTGAACCTAATTGTTTGCTTATATCCTGGAGAGCAAAGTTGAATGTCTCCAAATCCTTTTTGCTGAGCGTATAAACTTTACCCCTAACTTTGCTGCCATTGATACGTTGGCTAAGCCATGCGGTGCTTTTACCGAAATACTTCTTGGCAATGTATCCCAATGGAATGATTTCCGTATAGGGAGCTATTTGTTGCTTCAATGTGATATAATTGTTCAATTCTTCAGCTTCTGATGAAACCTCCTTGTAGCCATTGATTAGGAAATCGGCTATTGCATCAACATCTTTTTGATCTGTGTATTTACTGGTTATTTCATCAGAGAGAGCAACATATTTCTCCATGGCATCCGGTGTGCCGGAGTGAGCGATTTCATGCAATTTCTTCAAATCATCTTTAAGTGCCATAAGCTTATTGTTTTGTGCTCCCCTTATGGGGAGCTTGTTTAACTTCATTTTTCCAATTCTTTCAAAACCTTTTCTAAAAGTGCTATCTGTTTGTCTGTTTCCAGTTTTGCATCCAAGAGTTCATCCATCTTCTGCCTACTCATTTGGTTTCCTGCATTCTTGAAAGTGTGTTCATACATTTTAGATAACAATTTTAACTGGGTAAGCTTTGCAACCAGTTGCATTTTTGTTTCTTTTTCCATATCTCTTTGTTTTAATGACAATGCAAATATACATAAATATTTCTTTATGCACAAATTCCATAAAGAAAATTTTATGTATTTCTTCTTTATTGAACAAAAATGCATTTTCTGCACATGAGAATTTTAACATGTGCAGAAATGGGGTATATTTGCACTTATAGGAAGCCTATCAAGAGTCCTATTATCAGACCTGATAAAAAGCATATCATGATGATGATTGGAAGCCAGCTGATAGATTCTTTCAATAAGTTGAAATCCGTACATACTTTATTGATTCTATCCTCCAACTGAGTTAATTTGTATTGGTCTTGCATAACTTCTTTCTTTTATTCCAAAAATAACCTTTTTCTTTTGCCATTCCAAAAACTTTCACCATATTTGCTATGCCCAATAAATAATAGTATGACATTAAGATATAATATGAATCCCTTTTCAAGATATAATCCGTAAAATCGGGTTAAAGTTTGCACTATGACTTTTGGGCATGTCTTGATAAGGGATTCGCCATATATAATTTTAATGATAGGAGGAAGAACGAGATATAGAAAGTCTTTAGCAAATAGGGCAAGGCATTTGATGTTAAGGCAAATTGCATTCCAAAAGAAGCATAAGCAACGGTTGATTTGTAAGGCTCAAGGAATAGCTTTTATTCGGTATCCTCGTCTTTATAAGAAGTGTATCCGTGACAAACATATATCAAAAGTAATGCCTTCTAAGTTTGAAGTATTGACAAATCAAGATGAAGTGTTTGCTTTTGTTGCAGAATTATTGGATATGCATTCTAATCGGAGATTGAAAGAAATTAATTTAGATTTAACAGATGTCCAAACAATAGATTCTGCTGCGATTTGTCTTTTATTATCTGTAGTTTGTGAATTAAGTAATTATGGCATCAAGGTTACAGGTAACTATCCAAAGAGAACTGATTGTGCGAAGTTTTTCATAGAGTCTGGTTTTTTAAATCATATGAAAGATAGTCATGGAAAGAATTTTGCAATTGAAGTTCCTAATCTTATAGTTGAAGCAGGTACTAATAAGACGAGGAATAAAGATATTGCACAAGCAGTTCGAAAAGCATCTGGTTTTCTATTAGGTTCTCCACAAAGATATCAACCTGCTTACACCGTAGCAATGGAAATTTGTTCTAACTCGGTGGAACACGCTTATATCGAAAGGCCTAAACATTGGCGTTTAGGAATTTGTTATGTAGATGATCATGTGTCATTCACCATGACTGATACGGGTACTGGTATATTAAAAACGCTTCATAGGAAATTTTTAAAGGAAATAAAAGATACAGTTACGTTGAAAGATAATAGCGATATATTATATCGTGCTTTTTTAAGGAAATATGGCTCTTCGACTCAATTAGTCAATCGTAATAAAGGATTACCTTGTATTTTAGATAAATTTAACTCCGGTTTGATTAAGAATTTGAAGGTAATCACAAATGATGTATATTTGGATTTTAATAATATAAAAGAGAAGCATAAAATGAACAATCCTTTCTCTGGCGTACTATTTTATTGGGAAGTTGATAATGAATGCATTGATAATTTTGTTAATAATATAAAAATATGATAGCTGAACAAATTAAAGTTTTATCTGATTTCAGTATGTCTCCGGGACCAAGATATTGCAAGCAAGGACCAGATTCTGGCGAGGAATTTTACCATAAAGTACTGAATCGAAGGTTTGCTGAAGCATACAAAAATTCAGCACAATTAGTTTTAGATTTAGATGGAACAGATGGTTATATGTCATCTTTCTTAGATGAAGCTATTGGTAATTTGGTTTATGATTTTGGAGAAGAAGCTGTAAAAACATATTTACGAGTTGTTTCCAAAGAAGAAGATGTTTGGACGAAACTTATTAGTAATGAAGTAATACCTGAATGGGCAAAACATAGAGTGAATAATGAAGAACCATTGAAAACCAGCAAAAAGGATCATAATGCATGGTATAGATTAATAAATGGAGAATTATTAGAAGACGTATGGGTACATTCTGCATAATTTTCTTAAGCCAGCTTACGGATTGGTTGTCTATTGTGGTTGATTTACTGACGGGAGGGGCAGTTGCTTGTATATTAGCTTATATTGTTCCTAAGAAATTGAATGATGACCGGAGTTTAAAAGATTTTTTCATTCAAGAACTTCAATGTATAAAAAATGAATACAATGATTTTTGTAGAGATATCTGTTTAAGTAAATATGATGCCCGTACCATCAAAGAAGTATTTAAGCAATTAAGTCTAAAATTAGATGATATTCAAAATGTAGCAAATCGAAATCTGCAGGTAGATATAAATATAATGGATGAACTAAATCAAACTAAAATACATGTCACTGGATGTACAGAAATAAACGACCAATATTCAGAACCAAATATTGTGTTTAATCTTGAAACAAGGAATCGTATATGGCAACTGCAAGATGTTTTTAATAGGAACATAATATCTGCCATTGCTACTGTGAACAAAGCAAAAGCCAAATAAATGTTGAAAGCAGAGTCTAAAAAACTCCGCTTTTCTTTTGCCATTCCAAAAACAACCTCTATATTTGCAGTGACTTCCATTTGATGTAGGCGACGAGTAGTTCGCCAACCGATTGCCGTTGGCATTTTTTATGCCCATCGGTTATCTATATAGTTCCGACCCCCGTGTGGAGTGTTAATGCACCCACTGCCTGCATCAGGTGGAAGTCAACGGGAAAGCGGAACTTTCTTTTTTGAAGCATGTTTTTCTTATTTTTTTGGTATTGAAAGTCTGCTTTCCCTTCATTTATTAACCATATTGTTTCATTTAAATTGACTTCCAAAATGAAAAAACAATCTCAAAGCGCCCGCGGACGCTATGTATCCGCTGAGAAGGTCCAGACCTTATTTGCCCAACTGGGCATTGAATTGTGTTCCGGTCGCAAGCGTATCCGTGCTGCGCGTAGTGAAAAATCCATTATCATCTATGCCAATGGCGGCACTGTGAATATTTCCTTTAATGAGAAAGGAGGTACGAAATGAGCAGAAAGAGAAGAAAAAATCCGCGCCACATGTTCGTTTCAGAAGAATATGTGCACTACATGGGTGGAACGGTAGCAGAACCGTGCTATACCATCCATCTGGGCGAGTTCGGCATCCTTGAGGACTTGACCCTTACGGAACTGTTCTGCCTACGGCAGATACTCAACGAGACGTACGAACACGAGCGTATCCAGCACTTCCTTTGGAAGGAACACTATGAAGAAAAAAGGAAACGGGCGAAGGAAGGAGGTGCCAAATGAACCGTATCAAGTCTATAACACAAAAAGACATTTATGTTCAAGCCGAACGTCTTTGCACAGGAACTGAAACAAGTGAGTATAAATATTGCCTTGCTTATTATGGCAACTATGTGATGTGCGACATCTCTGCGGAGGATGCCCGTGAAATCATTGCCTGCCTGCAGCATGCGCTTGATGTTAATGAGAAAGGAGGACAAAATGAAAAATAAAGAGCAAGAACAGAAAATTACCGATATCAGTATCCATATAGCATCCTTGTCCGCATCGTTCAAACCTGCCCCGGATGCACGCCATGCCACCCATTGGTTCACTACGGATGAAGTCTACGACGCCATTCGTCGCATTGATCCTGGAGCGCATATTAGTAAGGAGCAGGTTCATCAAGCCATGCTTGATGCCGGTTATAAATACCAGAACCGTCCTGGTTCATCAGGACTGGACTTCCGGTGGATGCTCCAAGCGAGAAACTAAATACTACTGTCATATAGGGGGTAATTGTTCGTGATGAATAGTTGCCCCTTCGTTTTTATGTCCTTTCCGTACCGCCTCCCCTATTCTATCTTCGCTGGAAATAACAGTGAATATGATTACAGACCAGCTTGTCAGAGAACGTTTTGTCCATGATATAATGTCTCAAGGCATCAACCTTATTTATGAGACACAAGAAAAAGTTGTGCGTACATATCTCAACTCACGATCCGGTGACCTGGTGGCACATCTTCAGAAACGTCCGTTCATTGCCCAGGAATCAGATACGAAACAAGTCTATTATCTGCGTATATTCCCATATCTCCGCTTCCTTGACATCCATTACCGTCGTGGAGCCGGTGACCGTATTTCCCGTCATATCCGCCGTAATCTTGCTCTTTATAACCGGGTGGTCTGGGGAGTGCTGTATCATGAGACATTCCCGGAAATAAAGTACGGTTTCACGGAAGAAGTCCGTACCAATATTCGCAAGGAACTGGAGCAGGCCCTTCAATACGAAAATAGTTCAAATTGGTAACATTATGGCAAAAAAGCATTTATCCGAAGACGAAATCAAACTCATAATCTCAGGTGACAGTTCCAAGCTTCAGGAAGAGCTGCATACACTGACCAAGGAAACCAAGGCTTTGAAAAAGGAAGAGGCCGAACGCCGCAAGGCTATGGTGGAGCTCGAAGCCCAAGGCAAAAAGAACACGAAAGACTATCAGAACCTTGCGAAAGAGTGCAAAGACTATACTGCCAAAATTTCCAAAAACAATGAGAAAATAAGTCTGCTGACCCGTAACTTGAAAGTCAACGATCTCACCATGAGACAGCTCAAGAAAGAAGCTAAGGAGCTTTCCGCTGCTTTGGATGATATGACTGAATCTGCGAATCCGGAAGAATATGCCAAACTCAATATCCGTCTCAGAGAAGTCCGTGCCCGCATGAGCGAGTTACGCAGTGCAGGTAACAACATGAACAATGAGTTCGGCAACAGCGTGAATTGGATGTCCAAGTTAAAAATGGCAGCCAAGGCTTTCATTGCCGTTAAGGTTGCCGGATGGCTTAAGGATGTCCATAACCAGGCATACGAGACACGCAAGGAATTCGCCAAATACGAGGCGGTCCTTCGGAATACTTTCCAGTCGCAGAAGAAGGCCAATGATGCCATGAAGATGCTTCAGCAATTGGCAGCAGACACCCCATCGTCCTTGCAGGAATGGACTGAAGCATATATCAAGTTGGTTAATCGTGGAGTCAAGCCTACCAGCCAGGAGCTTGTCAACATGGGAGACCTTGCCGCTTCCCAAGGAAAGTCCGTCGATCAGCTCATTGAGGCTATACTTGATGCGATGGCCGGGGAGAACGAACGTCTGAAGGAGTTCGGTATCAAGGCTTCCAAATCCGGGGAGACTACAAAGTTCTCTTTCCGAGGAGTGACTACCGAAGTGCGCAATTCTGAGGATGCCATCAAGGATTATCTTCTTTCTCTCGGTCGTGTCGACGGCATTGCCGGTTCCATGGCCGTGCAGATGCAGGAACTTGAAGGAATCCAGTCCAACCTTGGAGACACAATGGATGCCTTTTTCAATAAAGTGGGGAAAAAGCTGGAGCCGTTCTGGAAATCCATGTTGAAGTATGCCAATGGATTCTTCACTAAACTTGGGGAAATGTTCGCCACTTATACGGAAACTTACGAGAACCATTTCGACAAGATGGTGCAGCTTGAGAGCGCATTGCCGGGACTGTTGAACCGATACGAGGAACTGACCGGCAAGTCCTCCCGTTCCGCTGAGGAACAGAAAGAGTTGGCCAGTGTCATAGCCCAGATAAGGAACATGGTACCTGGCGCAGCGACAGCATTCGACCAGTACGGGAATGCCATCGAAATTTCAGGCGAAAAGGTGGAGGAATTCCTTAAGAAACAAAGGGCGCTGCTAAAGTTTGAGAATCAGAAAGCCATCCGGGAAACAACAGAGCAATTGGAAGAATACCGCCAGGCATATAAGAATCTGTTGGAACAGCAGAAACAAGGTGGAAGGACTGTTTTCCAGAGCAACGGCATGTTTGCGGCACCGACAGCATACATCAATACTGAAGCTCTCCCACAGATAGAGCAGGATATAAAAAAGTATGGTGACCTCATTCTGGGTGCCGAAGAGAAATTGAAACAACTGAACGGCCAGACTATTGAAGAAACCGTCAAGAACCAGCAGAAGCTTGCAGAAGCACGCCAGAACTTCAACAAGATGGAGAAGGTTCAGTTGCAAGCCTGGATAAAGAACAACAAGGACGCAGCCGGTGAGTATGTAGAAATAGCCCAGGAAATATACAACAAACGTTTCCCGGCAGAGGACTCTGACGCGACCAGGAAGAAGGCTGAAAAGGCTGCCAAAGAAGCAAAGTCGGCTGCAGAAAAAGAGCAGAAAGCAAAAGTCTCTACGGAGCAGGAAGCCGCCAAGTCTCTTGAAGCATTAAGGGAGGAAGAACTGCAATCCCAACAGAAATGGTATAATGAATCGTTTGCCGCTCTTTCAGCTTTTCTGGCATCAGGAAAAATGAGTAAGGAACAACATGAAATGCTGGTACTCGAACTTGAAAAATCGTATGCGGAAAATAGGCTCATCATAGAACAGTCTTATTATGAGGACGCCATATCCATGGCCATTTCCAATGCAGAAACCAAGGAAAATCTCGTCCGGAAGTCCAATCAACGTGTCATTGATGCGGAGAAGGCGGCGAATGCCAAGCGTGCTTCACTGCAGGAAAAGCTGAATACACTTGTCAAGGACTTCAAATCAGAGTTCAAGGTTACTACAGTTGATGAAGACTATGCCGCGCAACTCAAGGTTCTTGAGGCATCCTACCAGGCGCGTAAGGAAATGGCTGAGAAAAACAATCTTGATACGACAGAATTGGACAGTGCCTACCTTAGAGCTAAGGAACAACTTGAATCCGAACATCAACAACGCATCCAGTCCATCCGTGACCAGTATGGCTTGTCTACACAGCAGGAACGGTTCAATGCGGAACTGGAACAGCTCAGGCTCGCACGTGAACAGCAATTTCTGACTGAAGAACAATATGAGCAAGCCGTCCAGAACCTCAAACGGGACAGTTATAAAAAGCAGTTTGACTATTATTCCAGTCTGTTTTCCGGGGCCATTCAAGCATTGCAGCAAGCGGAAATGGACCAGGTCGATGCAAAATATGATGCGGAAATTGAGGCAGCCCAAGGTAATACGGAAGAAGTGGAACGTCTGGAAAACGAAAAGGCCCAGAGAAAGCTTGATATACAGAAAAAATATGCGGACGTGAATTTTGCAATCAAGGCATCACAAATCATCGCAGATACAGCTGTATCAATCATGAAAGCATATGCTGATTTGGGACCGATTGCGGGTTCCATCGCAGCAGCCCTTATGGGTGTGACCGGAGCCGCACAATTGGCCAGTGCCAAAGCTGAACGGGATAAAATCAAAAATATGACTCTTTCCGGCAGTAATTCCAGCAGTTCCGGTACCGGTGCGCGTATTGCCACCGGCCGTCAGTCCGGAGGCAAGATTGATGTCCGGCGTGCCCAGGATGGGAAACTCTTTCCTGATGCGGATTATGACCCGGATGCACGGGGATTCATAGACCGTCCTACTGTCATTGTAGGTGAAGGCCCTTTCGGGCAATCCAAAGAATGGGTGGCCAGCAATGCTGCAGTAAGCAATCCCACTGTTGCACCAATCCTGGATATACTGGATAAGTCCCAGCAGGCCGGTACCATCCGTACGCTTGACCTTAACCAGGCAATCCGCGCACGAATGGCCGGGTATTCATCCGGCGGGTCCATAGATACCCCGAAGGCTACGGCTCCGGTACCACCAAACGCACCAGGGAACTCACTGCCCCCAAGACTGATGGAACGCCTGGCCAATGCAATCATCCGCATTGATGAAGAGGGTATCCCTGCATCCGTCACTCTCTCAGAACTTGAACGCAAGCAGGAATTGCGGAACCGTTCGCGTAACATAGCAAAAAAATAGTATCATATTATGAAAATAGTACATATCCCCACCGGCGAGGCCTACCAGCTTTCTCCCGACACATGCCTTGAAGTGGAACGGACGAATCTCTTCTTCAATGAGTACGGTGAGCAGACACTGCCGGTCACATTACCGGACACACCTCTGAACCGTCGTCTGACGGGGAATCCCGAACAGCTGGCGAACCTTGAGCGTCCGTCTACCGATATCGAATGTACCATTACCGACGGGGAATACTTCTGCACCTGCCGCCAGGCCGTATTGGGAGCCCGTCGGAATGAAGGTATCACAACCACCTTCTACATGAATGAGGGAAGTTTCCTGAGCCGCCTCCAGCGTACCCCTTTAACTGATGTGTTCGGTTCGGAAACAGTCCCCGGAGTACAGACTGTCGAGCAGGGTATTGCCTGGTGCTGGAGCTTGCGGACAAACACGGACCCGAACTTTTCCATTTTCCCCACTATCGTGGAGATGGACGGTGAACGACGGGTACTCAATGCGATGGCAGAAATGGAGGCTGACGGTACGCCATTGAACAATGGGCGTACCGTGACCGGACTGTACAATGCCTGGTCACGTACAGAGCAGGTGGACGGGCGCACCATCAGTCTTACCCCCGGATACTACATCACTCCCTTTATCCGATGCACATACGTTTTACGCCGTGTTTTTGCATATTTCGGATATGAACTGCTGGAGGGTTTCTTTGATAAGACTCCCCCATTCAACGGGATGGTATTCATCAACACCACCATGGACACTCTGGTCAACGGGGATATTCTTCTGGCGCACCTGGTGCCCGACTGCCTCTGTTCGGACCTTATAGACCTTTTCCGCAAGAAGTTCTGTTGTGAGTTTATACCCGATGAAGCCGCGCGGACCGTAGCTGTCCGTTTCTTCAATGAATTGCTGGATGAAAAGCCGCAGGTTGACCTTACATTCTTTATGGACGGACATCCGTCTGTCGAGTATGCCACAAGACGCCAACTGAAGCTCTCTTCAGCCACTTCACTGACCGACTGTACCTCTTTCGACAGTCTGAAGGAATTGAAGGAAAAGTATCCCACCGCCTATTGTAATGCGAGTAACGGCTGTTACTATCGGGATGGACATGCCGTGGGAGATTATTCCGAACTGTTGAGCGAGGGGAATATCCCTTATTTTGCAGATGACGGACTGGAAGAATATGAGGTTACTGTACCTGATTGCCAGCCTTTTCCTGCCACGGCAACCTTCCATACCGAATACGGCACTGACCGTAATGGCAATGCCTATACAGCCTTTACCCTGGAAAGGAGTGCTCTGTATGCCGGAGAAGCAAGGGCACTCAACAGTACCATCGTCATCAGTAACGGTTCCATTGAAGAGGAGGAAAGCGGAGAAGGCGCTACCGAAGGGAACAAGACTGACCGGCACGACCAGAAGCCGGTACTGGCATTCGTGCAGCCCGGTACGGGACCAATGAAAGACGTGTCTGTCGGCACTGTCACCGTGAAGGATTCCTATTCTTTATTGTACAATGCACCCGGTGGAATATACGAAGTTTTTTGGCGGCAGTTCGACCTGCTGCTCCGTCATTCGTTGAATAACGTAAGTGCCCAGTTCCTTCTGCCCTCTACCCTGAAGAGTACGCTCCGTGTACATAGCCCCGTACTGTTTGAAGGAGTGAAGTGCTTCCCAAACAAGGTCGGTTTTACTCTTGGAGGTGGGAACCGTCCTGCTGAATGCACCCTTCTTACTACCAATCTTCAACGTCCGGCTTGCCTGCCGCCAATAATAGATATGGATCGTCCGGAATATTATTGGGAACAGATTGGGACTTCCAGTCCGGTGGATGAGGAGCATTGGAAAGCCGCCGGTTTCACTCCACAGACAACCGTGAAATGTCCCAGCATTTTTCCTCCGGCACCAACGGCCTCACAAGTGGTGCAAGGAGGTACATGGTACGAGCGTGAAGTTTGGTACAGTTACTACCGTTCGGGGCGTGTGGACGGAACCGGCGGCCAATGGTTTTACCGGCATGCGTTCTTTGCCCTGAAGCCATGCAGGTAAGGAAAGCTGGTTGTCCTTTCATACCGGTCATGTGTGGCATAAATTTGCGTATAAAATCAAAAATAGAAATCAAGCATGTCTATCCAGCAACAACCAGATGTACTTTCGCTCTCGATGAACTTAAAACCGATCATCGTACAGTCTACAGCTGAGACCGTAACCTTCACTCTGAAGAAAAACGGTGAAGTGCTACTTTCACAAAGCTACCAGACGGATAAGAACGGCCAAGTGCAGATAGATCTACGCCAGATGGTGCATGAATCACTGCAAACTATTGTTTCAGATGTTGGCATTGTTTATACACAGGCAGATCTTGTTGCCGATTTTTCTGCTCTAATTGACATGGACACCGTCAATTTCCGGGTAGTGCGTGGTGGAGTGGATCGCCTGGCAGACTCAGCCACAAATTTTCTGACACAGAATTTTCTTACCTGGCAACCGAATGTTAAACCGGTTACGTATTATTCTCCGGAGTTCCTAACCTACTATGCTGTGGTTGCCGGTACAGTCAAACTTCGCGCTTACTTTACGGACGAGTCTGGAACTGTTAAATCTCAGACAGATTATACTGTTACAGAGTTGATGCCAGGTATAGCTTATACAATGCCTTTACAATACTCTGTCGTTGCGGGATGGCTGGGGCATAAATTACCTGCATATTATGATGTATGGGTCGAGAATACCTCCGGCCAGCGTCTTACATATATACAGCGTTACTATGCTGAGGATATGCGCTCCGAGCAGGAACAATGGGTACTGTTCGAGAATTCGTTGGGCGGCATAGATACCTTTCGGGCTTACGGTGTCACTACTCTTAATGGGGAGCACACTCATAATATAGCGGAAACTGATGAATGTTTCCAAGAGTATCGTGTGGATACCGAAAGGAAATTTCAAAAGAATACCGGATACTTAAATGATAATGAACGCAAATGGTTGCTTGATTTTTTCCCATCCCAGAACAAATATCTGTATGCAGGTAATTATTTGCGGCAGATAGTCGTAATGGAAAGTAATGTCAGCTTTACGGATCGTGACATACCGAGTAATTATACATTCACATTTAAGTATGCGGATGCCCGTCCTCTATTAAATCTTCCCAGAACTGATCTTCCGGCAGATATTCTTAACATCACTGTTCCCGAAGTCGGTTCTTTTACGGTGCCCCCTCGGCTTGCTGAATTTTCCCGCTTACCACTTTCCGAGGGGGCCTTATTTCCCATACAAAATCCATATTCAGAGGAATGGTCAACTACTAATGTAGCTGCAATTGGGTATTACCTCGCAGACTTTTTATCTCGCATCTTTGGTTCTGGCGGCGGTGTCGGTCATAAACACCGTAACTATGATTTGCTTGAATTGCTTTCATATATTGAAGGTTATCTGCTGGTAAATGGCCAAAAGATAAAAGCTGGTTATGCGGACAAAGCTGGTTCTGTTGAGGGAATGGAGGATATGTTCCTTCACAAAGACCGAGCTGACGGCACTCCTTTCCCCATAACCTTCGGAGATTGGGTCAAGTTCGGCGAGTTCATCACCGGTATTTCCGGAGGGTGCATCGACAAGAATGGCATTCTCGAGATGGAGGAAGGCATATTCCGCAAGCGTCTGTTTGTTCCGGAGATTGCCTATAACCGTGTGACCTATTTCAAAGGACGTATGTGTGCCTCTCCCGGAGGTGGATGTACGGTCAAGGAATGGACGGACAACGGTGACGGCAGCTATACGATTACACCCGATTTGACGGATGCCGACGGGCTGAGCCAGTTTGTCGATGACATTCTGACTACTTACTTCGTCACCAAGAACGCCGAAGGCAAGCTGCAGGGTTTCGAGGAGATGAAGTTCCGGGTGACTTCCGCAGACTATACAGCCAAGACATTCGTCATGACACCCAAGCCGGGTACTGACTGGAAGCCTGGGGAATCTATGGTACTTGCCCAGACGGGTAACTTCACGGATGAGGATAGGCAGACGTACATCCTGATTGATACGGTTAACGGCAACAACTGCATTACTTTTTTTGACCACGCCAATACATGGGACCCGGAACCGGCACAAGAGATGTCGTGGATTGGTAAGAAGAAAGGCCGTACCGTACATGGCATTCCTGCCGACAACTATTCGGCTGTTTTTCGCCACGTCATCATGTCCGGCAAGATATTCCAGGTGGATGACATCACCG